CTCCATTTGAGGGTGCCCGACAGTGACGCACCCATTGCCGAGCGTGTTGCCGTCCCGGCGACCAGATCAATAATCAAGATGTCAGTCGCCTGATACGGAATTCCATAAATCTTTCCGTCTGGCCCGAGAACGCCGCCGAACCATTTCAAGGTGCCCGACAGTGACGCGCCCATCGAGGAGCGTGTTGCCGATGGCGACGTGCCGGTATTGATTTCGGCGTTGAGCCGTGCGGAAAACCGATTCCACGGGACGATCGTTGGCCATTCCCACAGCCACGAGGCGCCCATCACACGCCGCGCCATCATGCCGGGACACCCAATTCAGTCACGCGCGCGATGACCCAGCTTTGCGGCGTCGAATTCAGGATCAACTCGGCCTTGGCATTGTCGGCAGTCGGTAGGTCGGTGACGGTCGCATCCGGCCAATGCCAGGTCGCGTCGATCGCGATGACAGGCGGAGTCGCGGTATCGATCTCGATATAGACGACAGCGGAGCCGCACTCGGGAGCCGTTGGCGCAGTGCCTGTGACAAGCGAGCAATCGCCGGTAATCGTGAGTTGATACACCCGCCCGTCAAGCGGAATCTCGATGTCTCCGTCGCCCTCGGCCACGAATGTGAGGGTTGCGCCGGTTTCGGTGTATTCGGGGATTGGGGTCAGTCCTTGCTCGCCTTGGGGGCCAGCCGGACCTTCCGGTCCCTGTGGACCAACCTCACCCTGAGGACCAGCGGGGCCGGGTTCGCCCTGTGCGCCTGGAGCACCGTCCGCACCCGCAGGCCCACGCAGCGGCCCAATCTCGGTCCAGACCTCTCCCGCGTCGTCCCAGATGTAGAGCGTCGCCGTATCGAGCGCGAGGCCGATCGCGCCGTCGTCCTGGTCGGTGATGAGATCCAGCGCGGTCTTGTCTGCGGCGGTGACATCGACAGCGACGGGGGCCACGTCGCCGGGCTGGAGCGCGGTCTCGGCCAGCGCCAGCGCGGCCATAACCTCCTCGCCAGTCATGCCGGACTGGAAGCCGGATGATGTCGATTGATCTTCAGCGGGTAGCGGTTCAGCCATTTGTCTGTCTCACATGAAAATCAATCCAACCGGATTCAGCCTTGCGGACTTGGAAGCGCTCGAAACCTGAATCGTCAGCTTTGCGAACCTGAAACGCCTCCCATCCTGCAGGAGCGCCTAAATCAGACATCCCGTCGAAGACATCGCGCAATCCGGTCGCGTCTAACCCTGCATCATCGCGGAGAGCATAAAGCGCTGGCCAGATCATAGCTTTCTAATCGACCACGTTTCAGTCATGTCATCAGCGGCGGTCTTCTCGCCAAGCGCCCATTCGGACGAATCACGATTACGGATGACGTGCATTCCGCGCGATGCGGAAATCACGCCGGATATGAATTCGATTGTCCATACTGTCTCAGAGACCTGAGTCTCATACAGGCGCGGTTCCGTCCGCGCCTCGATGATCGCATGGGTGACAGCACCACCGGGCCATGTGACGCGCTCGCCTAGACCGGCGAACACGTCATCATGTAGCGCGGCGATGTCGTCAGCCCAAGCCATTACGCGATCGCGCTATCCACGATCACCCACGCGGCGCCGGTCGATTGCAGCAGGGCGGTATCGTTGTTGGCATCGATCGTTGCCAGGGTTGCGCCACCTGCGATCGTCTCATCACCCGCGCCATCGAGAGTCGCGGCATGGGCGTCGGCCGTGGTCTTGCGCACGCGAAGCAAGCTGTTCGCCGGAATGCTCGCCACGCTCGGCAGGGTGATCGTCAGGGCGGCCGTATTCGGGACCAGCAGGGTGCATTGCCCGGAGAGCAGATCCGCCGCTGCGAGCGTTTGCGCGCCAGTCGCGGCCATCGTCAGCAGCCTCTGACCTTCGGCCGAGAACGGCGCCAGTTTCACCCCGACAGTCTGCGATGCAGCCGCCGATTTCACCTCAGTGAAATAGCCGATAAAAAACCGACCAGCACCCGGATCGTTGTAAACCTTTTCGCCGCTCGCGTCCCAATACGCGGCGCCACCGATCGCCGTGGTATCGCTGGCATCAAGCGCCAAATCGAAAACCCCATCGATCATCACGGAACCGCTCGCCGTCGATGCGATATCGACCAGCGCGACACCCATGCCACGCAGACCGACTTGCACCACGTCGCCACTCGCAACAGCCGATCCAGTGCCGTTAGTCCACTGGATCACGTTGCCCTCTTGAACGAAATTCGTCGCCATCTCTCAATCCCTCATATCTGAAATGAGGCGCCCGCAGGCGCCGGAATCACTTACGCGCCCGCGTTCATCACGATGCCTTCGTATCCGACGCCAGAGACGCCGAAATCGAGGCGAGTCTTCCAGCGAGCGCCGTCAACCGTGAAGCCCTGCTCCATCTCCATCACGGGTTCTTGAACGCCGTCAAGGAAAGACACCTCGAGCACGGGCGCAATCGACGGATCAGCGAGCATGTACCATGCGGTACCGGCAAGCCGCGGGGTCGCGATGATGTCGCTGAACAAGCCCTGATAGGGATTGGGCGTCATCTGGTTTTTGGTCGAGAGCGTCGCGGCCGGATCATACGATGCCGAATTGAGCACGCGAGCCGACATTTCGAGCGTCTGCGGAATCAGCAGGATCGATGGGCGAAGATCAAGGTAATCGTTCCCGCTCACGTCATTCTGAGCCGACATCTTGAGGATGCCCGCCTCGATTGAGAGCACCGTGGGCTTATCCGAAACGGCGGAGATATTGCCATGCCCAGCATCGATGATCGGCAGAGCATCGGACAGGGCCGGGCCCTTGCCGCTATTCAGGCCAAGGACCGCGTAAACGCGATTCTCAATCGTCCGAGCCGCCGCGCGACCGCGAGCCTGAGCCAGCCCCACGAAAGCGCCCAAGTCGTCGTTAATCACCGCCTGACGAGTCAGGTTGATGATGTCGCCGTAGGTGCCGACGATCACCGATTGCTTACGGCCATCCGGAATCGGCTTGTTGGTGAATTCACCGGCCTCGGACACTGGCACCAGATCGCCAAGAGAGCCGATCTGATAGCGATTGTGAGCACGGAAATCCGAGACGCTACCGACCGCGCAGAATCGACGCCATGTGTCAGCGGCGATTGCGTAGGACGACTGCAACGCCTTGTGCATGGTATTTTCAAGCAAGACGGGGAAGTCAGAACTCGTCTGCGTAAAGGCGGCGGCGACCAATTCCATCTTGGTCAAGCCGTCCGTCTTGATCCCGGCCCGGATCAGCGAATCGCGAGCAAGGTCCATCAGGCTCGATCCGCGATAGGGATTGCCAGCGGTCGCGCGCGGCTTGCCATCGGCCCCGGGAACCGCAGCACGCGCAAGGATCGATTCCACCGCGGCACCGCGGCGCTTCTCGGTCTCGTCGGCTTGGAGCTCGACTCGGGTATGCGCAGCACCGGCAACCGGCTCTTGCGGGATTAGAGCGGCAAGGGCGCGATCCGTGAAGGCGTCGACACTGATGTCGGTATCGGCAATCGCTGCATCGTAGACCGCGCGAAGCGAATCGACCGCGCCGGGATTGGCCTTGGCCAGCGCATCGAATCGGCCCCTGATCGCCGTCGCGCGCTCGCGCAGTTGCGCCTGGATTTCTTGAGCGACACTCGCCCGGATCTCGGTAACATTCGGAGCCGCTTGGGTCGGTGCGGCCTGGTCTTCAGTAGGCATGGTAGCCTCCTCTTTAGGAGCGGCCGCAGCCGCGGGACGGTAGCACTCAGGAACGCTTGCAGCGATCTTGAGCGGTGAAGTGATCTCATCTGCAAAGCCGACCGCGAGCGCTTCGTCCGCAGTCAGCCAATGATCTTGCCCATCGGTGAGCCATGCGAGCGCGGTCTCTTCGCCCAATCGAGGCGCATAGGCCGATGTCATTGCCTTGGCGTAGCGATCGAGCACATCCGCCATTTCGCGCATGTCGGTTGCATTGCCCATCGACAAGGCCCAGGGCGCATGGACCATCGCGAGCGCATTCTGAGGCATCCGCACGGTATCGGCGGCCATCGCGATCAGAGAGGCAATCGACGCGGCGACACCATCGATCTCTGCGACCACTGCGGCCGGATGCCTACGAATCGCGTTGAAGATGGCGAGCCCGTCGGAGACTGAGCCGCCGTAGGAATTGATCCGCAGCGTCAGGTAGTCCGCATCGACGCCCGCGATGTCTTTCACGAAGTTCGCCGCGGTGACGGATTCGTCATCCCATCCGCCCACGTCGCCATAGATCAGGATCTCAGCAGAGCGCGGCTCCGCGAGCGCCTTGATCTCATATCCCCAATCACTACGCGGCTTCATCGATGTCTTGATCCTCTTGCTCGGGCTCTGCCGGAGCCATCGGCGCGGCCTCTTGGTTCAGCGGCAAGCCTGCCTCTTCGCGCGCGGACTGCCATTGCTGCGACTCGCGCAGCACATCGGCCGGGGAGCGCCCGCGCTTGCGGATGATCTCGGGACCAGATGCGTGCCCGGCTCGCTCGAGCTCGATCCACGCTTTTGCTTCTTTGGCCGGATCGATCCAAGGCATCGTCGGCGGCGTATAGGTCGCATTCACGGCCCCACGGAGCGATACGCCGCGCGGCAATAGGATTCGACCAGTTCCGATCGCGAGTGCCACCACACGCCTGTAGACGGGTCTCACGAGGCTTGCGGCCAAGTCCTGACTCATCACGGCGTAGTCAACCCACGAGTCGATCAACTGTTGCCGCTGGGCAGAGTAGGAGCCGTCATAGTCTTTACTGACGGACGGATACGCCGCCCCCGTGCCTGAGGTCGCGGCTTTCAAAAGCGAGTTTCGGAAGTTCACGAGTTCGGGATTCGGGCGCCCGTTGGTGCCGACCATCTCGATCCGCTCGCCAGGGTCAAGATCGTCCCAAACCATACCAGGTCTGAAACGCATCTCTCGCGGCTCGAGCTCTTCGCCCGCATCCGGGAGCGGGTACATATCGGGAGCGCCCTTGATAATCGCCGCTCCGAGAGACGCTGCCACCTTTGCGGCCACTGCCTCTGATGTTTCGTAATCCTTTAGATCATCGATCCTCGAAAGGATCGACGCGAACAGGGACATCCCGCGCCTCTGGTGCAGCCGGTCACGCAAGGCGTAATGGATGATCTCATCCGCTGAGATACGCCTTAGATCAGACCACGGGATACGCGAGGCGTCCTGATGCCCTGGATGATCGCGATAGAGCCAATACGCGACGGGTTGACCCCAGCCGTTGAGCTCGATCCCATCGCGGACCGCGCGGCCTTCCCAAGCCGAATCATGGCCGAGCGGGCAGATGTCCGGCTCGAAGACTTCGAGCGACAGAGGAATGTCGGATGCGTGCCGAATCGCGCCTGCGGAGACGAATCGCGCGAACGCCTCGCCATCGCGGTATGCGGTCCGCGCAAAAATCCGTTGGATTGCAGGCCATGAATACTGGCGAGTCACCTCTGGACGCTCGCCCCATTCGTCCCAGAAATCGAGGATCGCGCGGGCCAGGTCCTGATCCACTTCGCCATCAGGTAGGAGCGGCTGCGGCTCCACGGTGATTCCGTGGGCGCCGACCGTGTTATTCACCAGGCTCCGCAGGATCGCGCGGGCGAGGTCGAAATTCTGCTCTAGGTGCCGCGCCTGTTCGCGGATCGAGGTGCCCGCGATCTGCACCGCGGCCGATCCTGATCCGCGCTCCCGCCGTTGCTTGCGCTGGCGATCGGGTCGCGCAGCTTCGTAATACGCGAGGACGTTTCGCGCCTGAGCCCGTTTCAAGGCCCACTGAGGCGATACCGCGCGGATGATCGATTCAATCATCGGCATCGTCGAACACGGCCACGGAGTACCGATTTCGGCGTCCTGTGCGGCCCGAGAGCTCTGCTTGCACGTGCGCCTTGGCTTGGATCAGATCAGGGATCGAGCGAAACGTGCGGGTCTTTCCGCCGTAGCTCACGGTGAGCACGCCGCTCGTGATCGCCTCTTCGAGAGC